CGTGAAACCCGGAATCTTTTGCAAGCCTCCACCCAGGTTCAACTTCATTGACTAGACCTCCTTGACGACGTTGCTGCCGTACTCGGATGTACCCGATGGAGCCTCATCAAGCTTGTCGAGGAAGCCGACGGCAGCAACGGGGATGTTGCTATTGGTCGAACCAGCCGGGACGGTCAGCTCAACCCGCATGTACCGCTTACGGTTGCCGTTGCTACGATCAGCAAAGAACCTGACCGACTGAGAAGCGGCCACCGCTGCCGCACCAGTCGAGAGCGCGGTGATCTCCGCGAAATTGGTCACAACGGTATCGTCACTCTCGAAGATCTTGATTGAGCTGGGCGCAGTGCCAGCCCCGGCCATAGCACCGAGGGTAACGAGGATCTCAGCGGACCCCGCGTCAAGGCAATCGAAGTTGGCCGTAGCCGTTGCCCCGTGAGTCACGGTAGCAGGCACCAGCAGGACAGTTGATTTAATGTTTTTCTGGTTGTTCATTCTGGATCACCTCCTTAGCTGGCAGCCGTGATGAGTCCGACGATCGGGCCGGCAGCAGTCGTGTTGCCGACGTCGTGGACGTTGATGTCAAATCGCTCCGTGCCACGGATGGCAAGCTGGTCCTCGGCGAACTTGTACTCCGAGGACAGAGCCAGCGAGAGCAGTCGACGATCGCCGAACGTGGAGCCGAGCCGGAAGTTGCCCAGCAACGCGCAGATCTGGCTATTCGCCTCCGTGGTGGGCATCACCTGGCTGAGGACGACAGGATAGCCAAGGAACCGCGGCACACCACCATTGGCGATGTCGACCACCGTGTTGCCGCCCGCGGCCGTCTGCAGCTTGTGGGCAACCGTGTCGAAGAACGTCGCCGACATAATCCACTGCGCACCATTGCGAGCGTAGAGCGGGAGTCGACCGAGGACGCCGTGGAAATCGCTCAGGACAATCTCCGAGTAGGCATTACCGGTGGCAACCTGCAGGCCCTTGATGTTGGCGATAGTCGAGTCGACATTGCGCAGCTTCGAGCGGACGCCAGTGATGCCGCCATAGGTCGACGTACCATCACCGTTGAAATAGCACTCATCCTCTTTCTGGCTAAACGCGTAGGCAATCTCACCGGCGAGGTCATCGCCGATGGAGATCATGGCATCTTCATTCAGCTCGCTGGACCAGAGGGTCAGGGCAGCAAGCTTCTTGGCAACCAGGTTGATCTGATCCCAAGTCTTGTCGCTGTTGGTGATCGTGGCAGCCTCACCAACAAAGTAAGCCGTCAGACCACCCACACGACGGGGGATCGTCAGCGTGTCGGAGGACATCGGAACGACTCGCGCCACCTGACGGGCCACGCCGTAAGTCTCGCGAAGGTCGATGATGTCGGTGCTGAACTCCGGTGGGACAAGGTATCCGCCGAGGTAGTTGGTGCCCTCGCTCAGGGCTTTGGTCTGGATGCCGTTCTGATCGCACCACTGCTTGCTGGCAGGATCTCCGACGACGGCTCCCTTGAACCACTTGCCGAAGCGGTAGGCCCGTTCATCAGCATTGCGACCGGCGACCGTGCCCTTGAAGTTCTTGACCTTGCTCACCCGCGAGAACTCGATGGTCGGCGCGGGGATCGTGTTGTCCGCCTTGGTTGAAGGCGTCCCACTGTGGCTATACGTGATCGCGTTTGACTTCATTGCCTCGATCTCCTCGAGCTGCTTGACCTCGGTCTGCAGCGTGGCGATCTGCTCGTTTCGGCTCTTGATCTCCGTCAGCTTGTCGGCGGGGATCGCGGTCACATCCGGATGAGCGTCGAAGGCGGCTTTCTGCGCCGTCTTCAGGCCATCCAGCTCAATCAGCTTTTCCTGAAGTTTCGTCATAATGCTCCTATGCTATCTGCAGTTTGAGAAATTCAACATAAAGGGTTTTGGCATCCTGGCCATACTCCATTTCAGGCTTGCCTGGCTCGTCGTCCTCATCGTCGCCCTTGGGCTTGTTGCCCAGCTCCTCCGCCATTTTGCGAAGGCGGCCACAGGCTTTCTCGAGGTCGTCGGCCATCTCCGCGCACATTGTGCCGTGCGTTGGAGAACCCTTTCTGCCTTGCGATTTGCGGAGTTCGGAGATTTCCTTGATCCGCGTTTCGAGTCCCTCAACCGCAGCTTGTCCGCGCCAGTTCTAAGCCGGCCGTTGATTGCCCGGGCGGGATGGCGACCTCCGCCGCCCCTCCCCTCCCCGCGAAGGGAAGAGAGAGAAGGAGAGGCCGGCCACCACGCCCCGCCCC